ACTCCAACTCGAACGATCATTCTTAATTCCTTCAATTCCAGCTTCTTCGAGTTGATCATATACGTCTCTCAGGACGTCTAATTCCTCGCCCTTTTTATAATTCGCTATTTCATTAATTAGTTCTAGATAATCGATCTTCATTTTTCCACCTCTTAGAATGGTGCTTTTGATTGTCTATTAGCTCGTTCTAGCGCTTTTTTCTTGAGATAGGCTTCTTGGTCGATTGCCCATTCAGGAAGCTTCTCTCGTCTTCCTGTGCGCTTGTATCCACTGCTTGCGTTCTTAGGTTCACTTTTTTCTTTCCTTGCCCAACTTCGAATAGTTGCCAAATAGTTTTTATAAGTCTTACCAGATGATTCACAATACTCTGACAGTCGTTCGATTCGCTCTTGGTAATCATTAGGGAATTCTGTTTTGAGTTTCTCCATCTGCTCATCTGACAAAAGAACATTTTTATACTCTCCGTATTTATGACGGACGGGCTTAGCCTTCGATTTTTTCGAAGGCGGTAACTCTCTTATATATTCTTTTGTATTATTAAATGTATTATTAATAGATGTATTATTATCTTTGACTTTTTCGTCAATAGGGGTATTGCGTTTTTCGTCAATAGGGTATTGATTAATTCGTAGGTACCTATTGATTATTTGATTGGTACCCTCTTTGTAAATGATTTCCCGATTCAAGTATCCAAACTTAATCAAATCACTTACCCATCGCGATATGGTCTCTTTATTCACACCATATAAATCTGCAAAGTACTCATTGCCTGCCCAACAAAAGCCTCTTTCATTACACAAGGCCGTTATCTCTCCGTATAACAACTTAGTATTTGGTTTAAGTCTTTTGTCGTACCTTACGTTGGCTGGTATAATCGCATAATAACTTCGATGTTCTGTCATTTTTACCCTCCAATATTTAACTTTTTGATTGTTTTCTGGTTTAATTTGATCCCTTTGATTTGATATTTATTTTTGAAATTAATCACACCTATTTTGTGCTTCTCTGTGTGATGGATTCTGCAGAGTGCTGCAAATGTGTACTCTGCATGATCAACTTCTTTGCGCTTTCGTCTTCCTAGCGCTTTGTCAAAGTGATCGATGTCAGCTCCTGTTTTGCCACAGATGCAGCAGACTCTTTTTGTGATGCATTTGTAGAAGTAATATTCTTGATTCGCAGGTAAAATCTCATAGCCTTCTTTGAAAGGAATATGATGTTCAAAGATGAAATCTAAGATGATATTTGCTAAGACATTGGCATCACTCACAGTTGTATTCGATTCGTCTTTCAGGCTTATTTTGCGCCCTGTGACACCTTCAAAACGAAAGTAGAAGAATTCCTTCCAGAAGTCCGTTGGCATGCCTGTATCGATAAAAATATCGCCTATCAGCGCATAGATGAAGTTTCGTTGCTGTACGGTGAAACGTCTAGGATCAATAAAACGAATTTCAATGACTCGATCACCATCGTAGCCGTCATACATCGTCTTTAGTCGATCAATGTTCACTTCCTCATTGATGGTTGCGCTTATGTCTTTTCCTTTGAACTTTTTCAGAACCGCTGAATATGAATCGATTAATGGTTTAAACACTCATATCACTTCTTATCTAATTCTTTTCTCTTAGCTGCTATTGCTCGCTCCATCAAGGCACATTGCTCATAGCTTAACTGTTCAATAGTTTCAACGTTATCAGCTAAGAGCCCTAATTTATCTGTCTGCTCATTAACATATTCGATTAAGGTTTTGGTCATATCTTTACCCATCTGCTCATTGAAAGCTTCTAGAATCGTCTCTAGCATGTTTAATTTCTTTGTATCGATTCTAGGTGGTGTTGGAATATCTTCCCCTTGAAATACATATAATCCCAGTCCGTGTAGAGCCAATGCTTTCACAAAGCATCGCTTCAATGAGTTATTGATTTGCATTGCATTTGGTTTAACAACTGGTTGGTTTCGATAATCTAAAACAGGAAATAATTCGGTTTCCGTGTGTCCTTTAACCGTTACTGAGACAGATACATAAGTCCCAGTTTCATCCATAAGAAAAGGTTTATATTCCTCAACAAGAAAGTCTTGATGAGTTCCAGAAACAACCCTGTAGTGTTTGTACTCATTAATAGTTACCGTTGCCTGTGGATCATTCTTTTTCATAATCTCCCACGCGTGAGCCCAAGATAAATAATCAAAATTTCCTTTTTTCTTGAGAATTTTATTTAACTTACGACTAAAAAGTTTTTCAAAGTTCGTTGTCCCTTTGATTTCACTCATCAAATTCTGCCTCCATTTCAGCAATGTATTTCTTACCTGGTCCGTAATAAGAGATATCAATCAAGTTATCTCTGTCGTACTCTTCTAGCGCATCAATCAAGCCATCTTCGATGACGTAAATATATTCAGGTTTATTCGAATGCTTCGATAGATGGATAAGATAAACATGATCCCAAATAGTTACATGGTTGCCTAAATCATCTTGATCCCAAGCTAGTTCTTCATTCGTCAAAAGATTTCGTCTGATTTTTCGACCACTTGTTTCCTCAATTTTCGGCTTGCCCCAATCAGGATCAATCAAATATTGATCTAGAGTGGAAAGTTCTTTTTCCATATGCTAAAATCTCCTTATGATGTGTTTTCTTTGTGACTCTTTGCTTGCCGGCGGAGTCACTTTTTTATTTGTTGCCATGCTTTTTGCTTGTCAATATGTTGTTGGCTTAGGATGATTGGTTTATAGTATTTCCACCAGCAATTAGCAATTGCCGTCCCTATTCTTAGCGCTTCAGCTCTATTCATTGTCATCACCAAAAAGTCTCTGTTGTCTGTTCAGTTGATCAATTTCCATACGGATCGCAGTTTCTGGCAACCACATTTCAATAAATGAAACAGCATCATCGAATCTCTTACGAGGTAACTCGCCATATCTTGGGATTGAAAAGGTACGTTTAAATTCAGACCAAAATTTTGAGAATACTTTTTTGCTGATTTCTTCATAAGCTCGGCTTTCTTTTCCCCCTAGAACTCCCATAACTTTCATATTTCCTTTTTGCTTAATTTCAAACTCTTGTTGTCCGCTAATTCGCATAGTATCTTTAAGCATGGAAACATCTTTTTTAACATCTTTCATTTCTTCTAATTGATAGATCATCATATCTTCAATTGTTTGAGGAACAGTATTCTTGCGAATAACATCTTCCATTTCGTTGAATGCTTCAATGTATTTTTGTTTGAAGTAGATAGCTTTCTTTCCTGTAAACCCCATAGCCAGCAAGAAAAATCCATCTCTACTAATGAAGAAAACTCGTCGATTTCTGCCATATGAATCTGGTTCATTACCTTCTACAAACATCTGTCCAAAATTGGACACATCTTTTTTTAGTGCATCAATATCTCTTAAAACATGTTGATGTTTTTTCTCGAAGCTTTCTGCCACTTGTAAGCTCGTAGTCACAGCTTCTTTATTTTTCAAAATTACTAATTCTTGCATTATTTCTTCTCTCCTTTTTGGTATAATTTAGTTAAAAACTGGTGGTGTTTATTTTGAATTTTTTTCACTTAACAATTTTTCAATGGATGTCAATAATAAGTTTTATATTGAGTACGTTTTTAACAGGGATAAAAATAAAAGGAATGCGCCCTCAACTAGAAGTTGAACTTAATGCTTCTTACTTCGCTGCAGATATGATTTATACAAAAGTAATCATTTCTAACTATTCAACAGAACCAGCTATGTTAGTTAATTTAGAACTTTCATCCGCTAACTTAAACCGCAGATGGTCAGCTACTCCATTTAAGAAATTAATTGCTAAAGGAGGATCAGTCGATGATAATAGAATATACTCTGAAGCTGTACCGCTAAATATTCCTCCTAAAAGTGCTATATCTTGTTACCTTGCATTTGAAGTAGGGAAAATTAATTTTAATAAACTCCTTAATCACCAAACAAAAATGATATTTACTCTAAATAGAACCCAAATCCACAAAATTGTTGATATCAAAAATACAAACTTCCCAATAGAGAAATTAGTGAAAGAATTAAACTGAGTAATAGTAATATACATTCTAGTTTCTCTTTTCTATTCATTTTTAGTCAGCCCCCTCGGTTGGCTTTTTCGCTCTGTACTCAGCTTCAGCTTCATCAAGCCCCATAAAAATCCAAACCATGTAAACAATCGTTCCTATCAACGCTTGCCTGCTTCCCCAAAGTCCTAAAGCGTAGATGATTAGCGGTGCGCTGAACACTAGCGCTCTATTAAATTTTCCCATCCGCTTGCCTCCTTAAGATTTCCGAAAAATTTGTTTCTAAAAATTCAAGTGTTTTACTTCTTAAAAATAGATATGTGTCTCTTCCTTCAACTGGATAATAGACAAATCCATTTTTGTTTTTCTCGATATCGATAATATTTCTATATCTTGGGTTCTTTAAAACTCTAGAAGTAAACCAATCATATTTTCTGTTAATCCGTTCTAGCACTTCTGGCAACGTCATCCATCTACCAGTATCATCAGCTTTTTTTAACTCCTCATAATCCACTTGGGAGATAATTACATAGCCTTCTGGAATTGGGATTTTTGCTTCTAGATATTGCATTAGCTGTTCCTCCCTTTACAATTCGTACATAGTGATAATCGAATCTATAATTCTGTTTGCTTCTGCAGAAGTCTTTTTACCGTTTAAAATTAAAGATAAGTAGCTTTTGCTAATTCCAAATCTTTCAGCAAGCATGGTGTAAGTTAAGAACTTTGAACTTTCGACATATTCTTTGATTTTTTCTCTATCTCGTTGAGTGATTTCTGCAATGTCAGTCATACTAAAACTCCTTTCTAACCAATTTCCTCTAAATCCATTTGAGGGTAATATCCTTCTTTTTTTAGTAATTCGTAGATAAATAGACGCCCTTTCTGTGTCCATTTGGTATTCATTACAATTTTAGTGCCACCATCGGCTTTCGGGATCTCAGTTGTATGAGATTTTGTGTATCCTTGGTTCATGTGTTTTTTGCACAATAACCATTGGTTACCGACTTTTTTCTGAATACCTAGTTTATGAAGTAATTTATTCATCTGTTGTGGAGACATCCCATAATCTGCTGCAATCTGACTAATTGTTACTGAATCTGTAGAAGATAATATGCTATCTAAATAGGAGATTTTAGGTTCGTACTCTGCAATCTTTTGTTCTGCGATTAATCTTCCAGTTCTTTCTTCTTTTAGTTGAGTTGCTAATTGAATGATTGTATCTGGATTAAGCAAAGCTTCTTCTACTTTTTCTGGAGTTAGATAACCTCCATGTTTTCTAATTGCTGGCAACACTTCACTTGTTACCCAACGTTTAAATTTTTTGGCAGAGGGAAGTTTTGATTTTAAGATTAAACTGTACAAACCAGATTCGTTGATGATTGTCATCTCTCTTGATTGACCTGAGGTCGTGATTCGCGACCCCATCTTATCTTCCAAATCTACATGCCGCGACAAAGCATCTTTAGTGTTTGAATAACCCAAAACACTCGCAACGTCTTTGCCTACAAAATATGGTTCATCATTTACTAAAATTGTCCGAACTTCGTTTTGTTCGAAATTAAAAATTTGCGGTGTGTTCATATTTCTCATTCCTTTCTTTTATATTCGTAAACAAATTTAACAACTTTTTTCTAAATTCAATTGACAGTATCTGAGTAATACTCTATACTAAGAGCATAATTAAATAAGACATAAAAACATTGATTTTAAAGCTTTCTTGGCGGTCTGCATTTACATATCAATAGTGTTTTTTGTTGTCTTTTTAGTTGTTAAATCTGTTTACAAGATATAGTATAGCTCATTACTCAGAATTAGTCAAATTATTTCTGCGTATTTTTCTAAACTTTTTTTGTAAACATTTAGAAAGGTTGTTTTATCGATGAATACCTATGAAATAATAAAAGACTTGGCGAAGAGGAAAAAGATATCTATACGGCAGTTAGAAATTAATTTTGGATATTCTAACGGTTATCTAGCAAAGTGGAAAAATAATACTCCTAATTCAGATGAATTAAGTCGGATTGCTGACTATTTCGATGTCTCTGTAGACTACCTTCTAGGTAGAGAAGAAAGAGAAACCCCTAAACATGTGGATTTATCAGAAGACGATACTGTTTTTTCTTTTGATGGAAAAGAAATATCTAAGGAGACAATGCGTAAAGCGATTGCAATTGCTAAAGCTTTAGAGGAAAATGAATAGTTGGAGTGATGGTTTGTATGTATTTGAAATTGAAAGAAATGTTGAGCGAATACAATTTGAAAGTAGTTTATATGGAGATGAAAGAGCCTGGTTTCTACTATCCAAAACCCAGAATCATTTTTTTGAATGAAAATCTATACGGTGAAACTGCAGAAGCCTTTCATTTATCTCATGAACTTGCACATTTCAGCGCCTCTCATTTTGAATTTTCAGTTTTGTACGATACTTCTACAACTTTTCACTCAAAATTTGAAACAGAAGCAGATAAAATAGCTATTCTAATTTTATTAAATATCTATATTGAGAACGAACTGACTGATGAATCTCAGTTTAATCTCGAAAAATTTATGGAGTATTATTCTATTCAGAATAAGCTCAGATACACTTGTTATGCTGTCTGCCAATGCTATTTTAAGAAAAAATATTCTTACGCAAGGCAATATGTATGAATACATCAAGAATTATTAAAAAAACCGATTTCAGCAAAACATTAAAAAAGCCCGTGCTGCAACACGGGCTCTTTCCTCATATATGAGCTTCTACAAAAAAAATCATATCACAGAAATGAGGAAGAAAAAATGGAAAAAGAGATTTTAATAAAATCTCCAGGAAAAACCTTGATTAAAGTAACTGATGATTCTATTTCAATTATTAGAAAAGGATTTATAAATTTAGTTAATCAAGGTATTAAAGGAGAAAAAACTATCCCCTTTAAAAATATATCAGCCGTACAATTAAAAAAACCAGGTATGAGTAATGGTTATATACAATTTACCTTGCTAGGCGGAAACGAAAGTCGCGGAGGTATATTAGCGGCCACGAAAGATGAAAACACCGTTATGTTTACAAAAAAATATTGGAATGAAATGGAAAATTTAAAAAAATATATAGAGAAGCAACAATCTATATTAGATAATAATTCCAAAGAAACACAAATTTCAAGTGCAGATGAAATTAAAAAGTATAAAGAGTTGTTAGATGAAGGGATTATTAATCAAGAAGAATTCGATTTTAAGAAAAAAGAATTGCTTGGTTTATAATATTCAATATCAAAAGAGAAAGAGGATCTATTAATGGACGGTATATTTGGTTTTACTGGTATTGTTTTATTTATTATAGGTTTAATCATGTTAATTGTAAGATTTATCAAAAAAACAAATAAGAAAACACCTATGATTCTCCTTATTATCGGGATTATTTTTACTACCGTAGGTTTCTCGCTTTCCTCATCAAACGAGGCAAATGACAATAACAAACAGGAAAGCTCATCATCTGATACTCAAACTACTACATCTAACAGCAGCAATAAAAGCCTAACTCAATTTGAAGAATTTTTAGAGACAAATAATCATGACTGGGGTGCTTTCTTAGATAGTTATTATTCTATTACTCCAGCTACTGAGCAAAATACAGCTTTTACTAAATATATTAGTGGTAAAACATATACTTTTGAAGGAACTGTTATCGAATCAATGACTACTAGAATAGCCATTATAGCAGACAAAGAGTACGATGATAAAAGTTGGAATGATATTTCTGCAACACCTAAAGTTTCATATGTAATTTTTGCGAAGGACTTAAACAATGCTGATACCTTTACAAAGGGCGATAAAGTAACTTTTACAGGAGAAATTAGTTCAAGAGGATCGAACATAGAAAAATCCTATGCTCAATGGGATATGATTAATAGTAAAGTAAGTAAAAAATAAATGAACCACGCCCCACTAAGAGTTAGATTGTGCACAATAATAAAACCTATACAAAAGAGTGCCATCAGGAGTCACAATGCTTGTAAAGGAAATGACAAAATAGGAGGTAACTATGGATAATAGCAATGAAAAACTAACCAAAAAAGAATATCTTGAATTAATAGTTGAAGGCGGTATTGGAGCAATTCCTTATATTGGTGGCGTTGTGCAGTCACTTTATTTTGGGTCTAAAAACGAGAAGCGTTTCAAACGCATCGAGAAATTCTACAAAAATTTAAACGAATCATTAGAAAACATTCGCGATCAAATTCCAGAAGATGTTTTCAACTTAGAGAACAAGGACCAACTCATTGGAATATTCGAAGGGATAAATGACGAGGTAGAAAAATCAAAGGCACAAAATAAAATAGATATGTATAAAAATCTTTATAAGAATTGTTTACTTCGAATTAACAACGCTTCATGGGATAACGAGGAGTATTATCTTCTTGTACTGAATCAATTAACATCGATTGAGATTCAATTGTTAGCATGCTTAATGAGTCGTGGAAACGAAAATTTCACTGGAAATATCAGCATGTCTGGCTATTCACAAGAGCTAATAGATGGTAGCTTAAATAGATTATCTGATTTTGGTCTGTTAGAAAAAACGATTAGCTCCATAGTATTAGGTGATGTCGGCAAACAAAATATGGGCTACAAAATATCTCATTTAGGAATTCAATTTATTAACTCAACTCTTACTTAAGTTTTCTTTCTAATATGACATCTAGACCTATCAGCAATGCAACAATAAAAAACCAGACATACCAATAATCAACAAATAATCTAAACTCTGGAAGTTCAGTTATTCTTTTAAAAATCACTTTAATCATAATAAACACCTCTGATTGGATGATCTAATACACATCCAATTATACCATTAAAACGACAAATAGCACATCCTTGCGCCGGCAAGCAAAAAGGATGTGCAAAAAATAATAAAACCCAAACAATGGGCTTCTTTATAGTTCCTATTGTATCAGAGAAAGAGAGCTGATTCAATTATGGCAAGATTAGTCAAACGTGGAAATAGTTGGCAATACGAAATTTCATACAAAAAAGATGACGGAAAATACACGAAGATAAGAAAATCAGGATTTAAGACAAAAGGAGAAGCAAAAGATGCCGCCAACGAATTAGAATATAACTTGAACAAAGGCCTTAAAGGGGATCGCAAAAATCTATTATTATCAGATTACTTTGAGGATTGGATGCAACTTTATAAAGAAGGAACAGTATCTCCTATCACTTATAGAAAATACGAAGATACGTTAATGAACATAAAGAAATATATGCCAGCGGTATTGATTTCTGATTTAGATAGAGTGGGATATCAACGCTTTTTAAATAAGTATGCTAAAGACCATGTAAAATCTACCGTTATTAAGTTTAATAACCATATTAGAGCGTCGTTGAAAGATGCCGTAGAAGAAGGATTAATTCCGTTTGATCCAACTAGAAAAGCAGTAATCAAAGGAAAAGATTCATTGAAGCCAAAAGAAGATAAATATTTAGATTATGATCAATTTAAATCTTTAATGAAACTCGTAGAAGAAAACCTTTCTGCGCAGTACTCTTCTCCTATGCTCGTGTTAGTTGCTGGTGCCACTGGAATGCGATTTGCTGAACTTCTAGGATTAACATGGGAAGATATCGATTTCGAAGATCAAATCATCACTATTAATAAAACATGGAATTATAAATTAAATGAATGGGGAAAAACAAAAAACGAAACTTCAAATAGGAAAATTTCCATTGATAAACATACGATTGATCTCTTAAAAAAGTTTAAAATCAATCAAAAAGAATTATTCGAGAATTTTGAAATCAAAAACCCTCATAATTTTGTTTTTTTCAACTTAAAAAATGGATTAGTTTCATCAAACGCCGTCAGCAAATATTTGCGCAAAAAATTAAAAGAATTAGGGATTGAAAAGCAATTTACTTTGCATGGACTAAGGCATACACATGCATCTATTTTACTTTATCAAGGAGTAAATATACTTAGCGTATCGAAACGTTTAGGACATAGCAGTTTAGAAACTACAATGTCTACTTATCTTCATATTGTTCGAGAGCTTGAAGATCAGGATAAAGAAAAAATCAATACTGTGTTCGATAGTTTATATAAAAATGATAACTAG